GAACTGATGACCGGGGCCGCCTTCGACTTCGAGCGCGCGCTGACTCTCTACAAGGAATGCACCGCCTCGGGCAACTGGCCCGGCTACCAGACCGAGATCACCACCATCGACATCGCCGCCAAGCCCAGCGCCGCGACTAATATCAACTTTGCCTAAAATGGACGACAATCAGAACCCAAGGGTCATCCCTTACTCTTCCTTCATCTGGCTGACCGGGCTGACTTGGGGCGAGGCAATTCTCGTAAGGCACGAATGTATCTCACAGGTGATTCCAAACATTAATCCTGATGGTGAATCCATTCCTTCTTCCTTAATTTTTCTCGGCAATCATGATCGCGTTATTGGCGTTAAAGAAACACCAGCACAAATAGCCCGACTAATTTTCTCAACCGAAAACCCTGAATAATCCTATGACCACCGATAACGACCGCCCCCCGCTCACGTCCATCTCGACCAACGGCACCTACAAGCTGAAACTTATCAAGCCCAAGTTCGAGAAGGTGAAACAGTGGGAGGACGGCACCACGTCCTGCCGCCTGTTCTTCGTCGACGACAAGGGCTTCTGCCTGTCGAAGAACTTCTCCAGCAAGTACGGCAAGGCGCTCGCCATGCTCGTCGGCAAGTTCTCCGGCAAGTACACCAACGAGATCCGTCTGGACGCGACCCCCGCCGAGTTTCTCCAGTACCTGGAGCCCGCCTGCGGTCAGACCATCCTCGTCGGCGTCGAGGCCGAGCCTAACGGCGAGTGGCAGGGCAAGCCCCAGTACAAGTACAAGATGACCTACCCGAAGGGCTCCCAGAAGCCGACCGTGCAGGACAACCCGCCCCCTGAAGGCGTCCCGTTCTAAGGCCCGATGAGCGACGCACCCACGCCGATGGCTCCTCCCACCCTTGTGCTCGTGTCTGGCTATGCTCGCGCAGGGAAGGACACCCTCGCTTCCGGCATCCTGGAGTGGTCCCAGCGACCAGCCGAACACATCAACTTCGCCGACGCCCTCAAGGAGGCCGCTAACCATTACATGGATTACCTCGGCCTCGATGGCGACTTCTTCAAGGAAGACTTCAAGGTCGATAACCGTGACTTCCTCGTCCACGCGGGCAAGTTCGCTCGGCGCATGGATCAGGACGTCTTCGCCCGCCACTTCGCCAACTGGTGCCCGGTCATGAAGCACCACGACCAACCCTCCCCTGAGACGGTCGTCTGCTCAGACTGGCGCTACATCAACGAGCTGCGCGTCTGCCAGGACATCCTCTGGGAGAAAGGCTGGAAGGTCCGCACCATCTACGTGGCCACCGCTGGAGTCGGCCCGGCTAACGACGAGGAACTGGACAGCATCGCCGAAATCCGTGCGTCTCACCTGTTCGACCAGGAGTACATCTTCAAGCCGAACGCCCGCAATCAGATCATGACCGAAGGCCGCAACCTCGCGAGGGCATGGAGACTATGAACGCCGAGACTCTCCTCTGGGCTCAGAAGGTCGGCATCACGCCCGAACGCTTGGCCTTCCTGCTGGCCTGCCCGAAGTACACCCGCACCGGGCGCAACGATAAGCCCGCCTACATCAAGGCCGAGAACCCGAACCACCACCTCCAGAAGCTAGGGGACTGCTACTGGTTCCGCCTGCGCCGCCGTGGCACGGACATCGTCGAGAACATCGCCACCGACCTCGAGACGGCCCGCAAGCGCCGTGACGAGATGCTGGCGGCCTTCGACGCCGGCAAGCCCATCCCTTACATCAACGTCCGATGAGCGACTGGAAACCTATTGAGACGTGCAACGAAGAGGGAGGACTGATGAAGCATATGCTTATCGCCGTAATCAATAAAGACGGCGAATCCTTCATCGGATGGGTAGAAGATTGGGGGAAACTGGTAGTCTGCGACAACGAAGGGATGCCACTAAATATCAGTTCAGATTCAGACTTCGCGTTTTGGATGCCTCTTCCTAAACCTCCTAAAAAATGAGCACACCTACCCGTTTCGTAGCCTTCGGCGACAACCACGGCGACATGGCCGACGAGAACGCCGTCGAGGCTCTCTGCGAGTTCATCAAGGACTACAAGCCGACCGTCCGCGTCCACCTCGGAGACTGCTTTGACTTCCGATCCTTGCGCCGTGGAGCCGGGCAGGATGCCGAAGGCGCTGAGTCCCTCATCTCCGACATCGAGGCCGGTGAAGCCTTCCTTGAGCGCACGAAGCCAACCGTCTACCTGATGGGCAATCACGAGCACCGTGCCCAAGCCCTCCAGCATACCTCCGGCTCCGCCCTGGTACGCGACTATTGCGCCGACCTTGAGTCCCGCATCCGCACCGCCGCGAAGAGCTGCGGAGCCAAGACCATCCTCCCCTATCACGCCGAGAAGGGTGTCTACCGGCTCGGGCAGGTCGCCTTCATCCACGGCTACGCCCACGGCCTGAACGCCACCGCCGAGCAGGGCAAGCACTACGCAGACCGTGGCGGCGCTCTGATCCACGGCCACACCCACACCCTCGCCCAGGTCAACCTAACCAAAGCCGAAGGCGGCGCCGCGTTCTCCGCTGGCTGTCTCTGCCAGAAGGACGCCATGGCCTACGCGTCGCACCGCCTTGCGACCTCACGCTGGGGCTCAGGCTTCGCCGCAGGCTGGGTAGACGGCAAGGACTGGAAGGTCTGGCTCGTCCACCGAGTCGGCAGCCGATGGGTCTGGACGACTGACCTGAAGGTGTTCACCCCGAAATCCAAATGAGGCGCTTCGACCCTCTCGCCCTCATCAAGGCGCTACGCTCCGAAGGCGACATCCCCGCCCCCAAGGGCTGGTTCACCGTCGAGCAGATCCGCGAAGAGCTGCGGATGTCCCATACGCGCAACGCATCATCCCGTGCCCTTGACCTGTACCGCCGCGGCCTGCTGGAACGCCAGCCTCACCGCTTTAAGGCAAAGACCGGGCAGTGCCATATGGCCTACGTCTACAAGCCCGTACCGCCCTACCGCACGATCGCCGAGGCCGCCACCCGCGTCTTCGAGCACCAAGAGGAAACCGTCCCCAAGGGCTGGGTCCGCATTGTCGACGTGTCCGTAAAGGTCAAACTCTCCGACGTGTCCGTCCGCACCCGCATAGCCCGGGCAGGACTCAAGCCCCGCTACTTCAAGACGCGTCGAGGCATCATCGGCATCCATCGCAACGCCTACTACCTAGAGAGCGCCGTGATGGCCCTCTTCCGTTAAAGCATATTGACCTCGGGCACCCACGCCCCCATTTACAAAACTTCTTCCTCATGCAGCCCTACTTCAAACAGGGAGCCGTGACCCTTTATCACGGCAAGGTCGAGGAACTGCTCCACAAGACAGTTCAGACCGACAACGCCACGCTCATCAGCGATCCACCTTACAACGTAGGATACCACTACGACGCTTGCGAGGATAGCATGGACGAACAGGAATACTATCGGTTCATGGCCGCTGTGTTCAGCGATTCTGCCGTGCTAATCCATTATCCAGAGGCCATGTTTCGTATCGCCAGGGCAATGGATAGGTTTCCAGAGCGAGTAGTATCATGGGTCTATCCGTCCAACACACCGCGCCAGAGCAGGTCTATCGCGTGGTTCGGCTGCAAGCCTGACTTCCGCAAGGACGGACAGGATTATCGCAACCCGACTGACCCGCGTATCGCCAAGCGTATCGAGGCCGGCAAACGGGCAAGACTGTATGACTGGTGGCAAATCAATCAGGTTAAGAACGTATCTTCTGAGAAGACCGAACACCCGTGCCAGATACCCATCGAACTGATGGAGCGTATCATCCGCATCACATCTCCTTCCCTGGTCATCGACCCTTTCGCTGGATCAGGAACTACCTTGCTTGCCTCGGCTAACCTTGGGGTTCCTTGCATTGGCATCGAGATGTCCGAGCGTTACTGCGAAGTCATTGCCAAGCGTATCACCGAACAGGCACGATTGGTATGACTCCTCCGAACAACGTGCCGGCGGAACGCCACCTCCTCGGCGTCCTCCTACGCGAAGCCTTCCCACTACCGGGCGACCTCAAGCCGTCCGACTTCTTCGAGCCCGCCCATCAGGACATCGTCTCCGCAATGCTCTCCCTCGGCGCCGACGGCATCCTCGCCGACGAGCTGACGGTAAGCCAGCGACTCCGCGACATGGGGTCGAACATCGACGCGGCCACCGTCTCGCTCCTGGTCAGCGACGTAGGCCAGTCCGCCTACCGCCCAGAGCACGCCGACCTGATCGCCGATGCCGCCGTCCTGCGCCGTGCCATCGACGCGGCCAAACAGGCCACCGACCCGGACACCCTGCTGGAGCACTATGCCACCCTCGCCGAATCCCGCAAGGGCCGCAAACCCAAGGCAGGCCCGACCCGCATGGACTTCGACGCGCTGCTCTCCTTCGAGCGCAAGGAAGACCCATCGTGCATCCTCGGCTCGCACCGCTGGCTCTGCAAAGGCGGCTCCATGCTCATCGTCGGCCAGTCCGGCACCGGCAAGTCATCCCTGATGATGCAGGCCGCCGTGCACTGGTGCCTTGGCCGTGACTTCTTCGGCATCAAGCCCGCCAAGCCCCTACGCGCCGTCGTGCTCCAGGCTGAGAATGACGCGGGCGACATCTCCGAGGCCCTTCAGGACGTCATCGCGGGCGCCTACCTCGACAGCGACGAGAAGGCCACCCTCCGCGAACACCTAGCCATCTTCCGCGACACTGTCAGCACAGGCACGACCTTCACCGCCGCAATGCGTCAGCTAGTTATCGACCAAAAGGCAGACATCGTTTTTGTGGACCCACTTCTCAGTTTTGCAGGAATAGATTGCTCCGATCAGGAGCAGGCGTCCAAGTTCCTGCGCCATGACCTCGCCCCCATCCTTCTCGAGACTGGGGCCGTCCTCGTGGCCATGCACCACACCGGCAAGCCCAAGGCCGCCAGCGACAAGGAAGGCCACACCGTCGCCGACCTAGCCTATGCCGGCCTAGGGTCGTCCGAGTTCACCAACTGGTTCCGCGAGGTCGCCGTCCTCTTCCGATGCCAGGGCGAGGAGCCGATCTACAAGTTCGGCCTGACCAAGCGCCGTGGCCGTGCCGGCCTGAAGGACCACGCGAATCAGTTCAAGGGCGAGATTTACATCCGCCACGCCGCCGAGAAGGGGGTCATCCGCTGGGAGTACAGCCAGCCCCCCTCCCAAACGGAGGATGAGGTCGCTCCAAGGCATAGCGATTCCCGCCCCGCTAAGGGCACTCCTAGGCTGTTTACCGGTCGATGAGGGGTCTCCCCGCCTTAACCCTGTTTCCTATGACTTTCCCGACAGCCTGTCGCTTCCGTCTTTCTCGTGGACAATCCGTAGTCTCCCCTAAAGGGGAGGACAACAGACTCCTCCCCCCGCTTGAGGCGTGGGGGTCGTCTGCCTTCGCAATCCTACCTTCCGGGATAAGGGCAACCCTGACCGAGAATGGCTAAGTTCTACTCCCTCCGGCAACTGTCGGCCATCAACTGGAAACGGAAACTCAAGAAGCGCTGGGACTCCGAACCCGAAGTCATGGAGGGCATCCGCGTCAAGGCCACCAAGATGGCAGCCAAGATGCGACACGATCAGAAGCTAGGACTCCGTGACCTGCTCGCCGATTGGCCTGCCTTGCTCGACACTCCATCCCTGGACAGACACATCAGGGAGGTGATACCGAACGGATACCAACCCGCCTCGCTTGTCCGTAGACTTAAACGCCTCGGCCTCATCCGTTACCGCGACGATGCCGGAGCTTGGCACAACCTTTGCCACTTGCCCCGCAGTCAAGATAGTTGACGCTGGTCCACGTGACACGCGCTAGGCTTAACGACCTGACGGCTCCTGCAAAGGACGCCAAGTCGTTCGATGCCTGGTTCTTCTCTCAGCCCAAGAAGGTGCAGGATAAGATGCGCGAGCAAGGCGTGCTGCCTTATCGCGAAATGGTGCCGAGCAAGCACGTCTTCGACATCGACCCCAATCATCCGGCATGGGCGACCAAGGACGGCGACAACGCACGCACCGAAGTCGACGCGTTCATCTCCCGCGATCATGTCGGCGTCATGCTCAAGGCGTTCATCGACGCGCTGGCCCTGACCGATGACTACCGCTTCCGTCGTCACGTCGAGCTCATCCGCTGGTCGCTGTCCCTGCCCGGCTGTCTTTCCTCGCGGACCATCGGCCTGATGTACAAGCGCAGCCACTTCTGGACGCGTGCCAGGGCGAGGGAGATCCAGCGCGCAGTGAACTCCGACGCGTGCGGCCTGTTCCCGCACGTGAATGCCAAGCGGGACAAGTTCAAGATGCTCAAAAAAATTTCGTGATGCCTCTAAAACGCTTCAAAAATTGGCTGAAATGGGGAATTTCGGTCGCAAAATTTTCCGAACTACAAAAAAACGCCATTTTAAGGAATCTTTTACCCCCCCCCGCCCCAAACGCGT